GCCCAACCAGTACTAGTTAGTGCTGCTAAAGATCTAATTGAGTTAGATGGTGCTAAAGAAGAATTAGTTGTTAAAGATGATATTATTGCTTTAAATGAACAAAGAATAGTTGGTAAAGATAGTATTATATCTCTTTATGTACAAAAAGAATTTAACTATAAAAACATAGTTAATAATCAACAAATACAAATTGATGATTGGAAAAAAGAATATAATACAATTAAAATTCAAAATACCAAACTTAAAATACGTGCTCAAATAGGTAAAATAGGTGCTGGATTAGCAATAGCCGGACTTACATTTTTACTTGTAAAATAGTTCTACCTTAGGAACAATCCGTTTAGCATTCTTAGACCGATGCAAAAACAAAACCTGACCCGTAAGTCAGGTTTTTTTATATATTTATATACATGAGTCAAGCTAATATTAAGGAAATAATAAAACAGGAGTATATTAAGTGTGCCACAGATCCAATTCATTTTTTCCGAAAATACTGTTATATTACACATCCAATCAAGGGAAGAGTATTGTTTCATCTATATCCATTTCAAGAAGAAGTATTAAATGATTTTAGAAATAATAGGTTTACTATTATTAATAAATCAAGACAGTTAGGTATATCAACATTAACTGCAGGATTTTCTTTATGGTTAATGTTATTTAATAAAGATAAAACAGTACTTTGTATAGCAACAAAACAAGAAACAGCTAAAGGAATGGTTGAAAAAGTACAATTTATGTACAATAATCTTCCTAATTGGTTAAAAGGCAACCAAAAACCAGTTTCAGATAATAAATTATCATTAAAATTAGCCAATAACTCTCAAATAGTAGCTACATCAGCTGCATCAGATGCAGGTCGATCTTACGCAGTATCTTTATTGTTAGTAGATGAGGCTGCGTTTATTGAAGGTATTGATAGAATTTATACAAGTATTAAACCTACAATTGCAACTGGTGGAGGAATTATTGCTTTATCTTCTCCAAATGGTGTAGGTAATTGGTTTCACAAAATGTATGCCGAAGCTGAAATTGGCAAAAACGACTTTAAAGCAATTAAATTAAAATGGGATCTTCATCCTGACAGAGATGGAGATTGGGAACAAAGAGAAAGAACAAATATGTCACCTCGTGAGTTTGCTCAAGAGTATGATTGTGACTTTCTAGGTTCTGGAAATTCTGTTATTGAACCTGATTTATTATCATTTTATGAAGAAACATTTATACAAGAACCTATTGAACGCCGCTTTATGGGTGGTGACTTTTGGATTTGGAGTTATCCTGATTATAGTAAGCAGTACATTGTATGTGCTGATGTTGCTCGTGGAGACAGTAGTGACTACTCTGCCTTCCATGTCATTGATGCTACGACGTGTGAGCAAGTGGCTGAATATAAGTCGCAAGTAGATACTCGTACTTTTGGTAATATGCTTGTCTCTGTTGCTACTGAATATAATAATGCTTTACTTGTAGTAGAAAATGCTAATATTGGTTGGGATGTTGTTAATACAATAATTGAAAAAGGATATGATAAATTATATTACTCACCTCGCGCTTATGGTGAAATGAATATAGATAAGTGGATGGCTAAAATGGATTCTGATCAAACAGTTCCTGGCTTTACCACATCCGCTAAAACAAGACCTCTTGTTATAGCAAAGATGGAGTCGTATATTCGAGAGAAAGTATTTACTTTTCATTCTAAAAGATTATTAGAAGAATTGCGTGTATTTATTTGGCAACATGGTAAAGCTCAAGCACAACAAGGATACAATGATGATTTAGTAATGGCTTTAGGAATTGGATTGTTTACTAGAGATACATCAATGAAATTTTTTGAACAAGGATTAGATTTATCTAGAGCTATGATGTCAAGTATTACTAGGACAGGATATGAAGCAGGTCCAATGTTACCTAATGGTCAGCAAAATCCATACATGATGAATGATGGTCGTGGGGGATTTGAAGATGCATCATGGATATTAGGGTAATAAATATTTATTGATATAATAAAAATAAGATAATGGCAGATAACCAACCCGGTTTATTTAATAGATTAACACGCTTATTTAGTACAGATATAATTATTAGAAATGTAGGTGGTAATCAATTGAAGGTAATGGATGTAGATAGGATCCAAGCCTTTGGTAATGTAAAAACAAACGCACTTATAGATAGGTTCACTAAGTTACACCGCTATGGCGCTAATATGCCATATAATCCAACAATGAACTATCAAACACTTCGTATTCAGTTATACACTGACTATGAAGCAATGGATACAGACTCTATCATCGCTTCTACTTTAGATATTATTTCAGATGAATCTACTCTTAAAAATGAAATAGGAGAAGTACTACAAATTAGAAGTGCTGATGAAAATATTCAACGTATTTTATATAATTTATTTTACGATATTTTAAATATTGAATTTAATTTATGGTTATGGATTAGAAACATGTGTAAATATGGTGATTTTTATTTACATATGGAAGTTGCAGAAAAATTTGGTATATATAATGTAACACCACTATCAGTATATGATATGGTTCGTGAGGAAGGACAAGATCCTTCTAATCCATCTTATGTGTGTTTTAGAATTGATCCAATGGTAATAGCTGCTGGTGGTATTAGTTCACGTGTTAAAGATAGAGATGGTAAAATTAAATTTGAAAACTACGAAATAGCTCACTTTAGATTATTAACTGATGCTAACTATCTTCCTTATGGTAGATCGTACATTGAGCCTGCTCGTAAAACTTATAAGCAATATGTACTAATGAAAGATGCGATGTTATTACATCGTATTACTCGTGCTCCTGAAAAACGTGTATTTACTATAAATGTTGGTAATATTCCACCACATGAAGTTGATGGATACATGCAGAAGATGATACAGAAAATGAAGAAAACTCCGTACATCGACCAACAAACAGGTGATTATAACTTACGTTTTAATCTACAAAACATGATGGAGGATTACTATCTTCCAACTCGTGGTAATGATACAGCTACTAAGATTGATACAATTAAAGGATTAGAGTATGGTGGAATTGAAGACGTAGTATTTTTACGTGATGAAATGTTAGCTGCGCTTAAGGTACCAAAAGCATATTTTGGATTTGAAAAAGATTTACAAGGTAAAGCTACATTAGCTGCTGAAGATATTAGATTTGCTCGTACCGTTGAACGTATTCAACGTGTTGCTTTATCTGAACTATATAAAATGGCATTAGTACATTTATATGTTCAAGGGTATGAAGGTGAGTCATTAGCTAATTTTGAATTATCATTAACTGTTCCATCAATCATTTACGAACAAGAAAAGATTGCATTATGGAAAGAAAAAGTTGATCTAGCCAAATCAATTCAAGATACTAATCTATTACCATCAGATTGGATTTATGATAACGTATTTAAATTCAGTGAAGATGAATTTGATGAATATCGTGATTTAGTACTCGAAGATAAGAAACGAGTATTTAGAATGGCTCAGGTTGAAAACGAAGGTAATGATCCGGCTAAAACAGGTAGATCATTTGGTACACCACACGATCTAGCTTCATTATATGGTAAGGGTAGAGCAGGAATGAATGTTGATGGTCCTGTACCTCCTGGATATGATGAAAAACGTCCTATTGGTCGTCCTATAGAAAAAGCATCTATGATTAATACACAAGATGATCCATTAGGTAAAGATAGATTAGGTAGAAGAGATAACAATACATTATATACTGCAAATATACCTAGTGAAGATGGTACACCAAAAGGTGGATCACCTGTAGGATTATCTGAATTAAATAAACATAAAGGATTATTTGAAGGCATGAACATAGCTCGTAAAAAACTAGTGTTCGAATCTGAACAGGAATCAGGACTATTAGATGAGAAAAATTTAAAAAATCTTTAATGGCTATAGTTTATCAACATAGAAGAAAAGATAATAATACTATATTTTATATAGGAGTAGGCAAAAATAAAAATCGAGCTTATTCTAAAGTAAGTAGAAATAAGTATTGGTGTAATATTGCTAATAAAATAGGATATGAAGTTGATATACTAATTGATGGTTGTAGTTGGAAACAAGCTTGTAAAGTTGAAAAGAAAATGATACTAGCTTATGGAAGATATGATTTAAATTTAGGTTTATTAGTTAATATGACTGATGGTGGAGAAGGATTTAATAATTTATCTAGCGAATCTATATTAAAACGAGTAAATAATACTGATTATAATTTAGTATCTAAAAAACGTTCATTATCATACAATTACTTAAATCCTGATACTATTATTAAAAGAGTAAATAATACTGATTATAAAAATCGCAAAACAGATTATAAAGCATTTCAACAAAAACGCATAATTTCTAAACAAATTTCTGTGAATCAATATAACATAGATGGTAGCTTTATTAAAACATGGGAAAGTGCTAAAATAGCAGCAGCAGAGTTAAATATAAGTCACCAATTAATAGGAAGATGTTGTAGAAACAATAAATATTACAAAACGGCTTATGGGTTTGTTTGGAAATATAGTAATAATCAATAATAAATGCATATTTATCGGTAGTGCATACTTTCTATTATGAAAATAAAACATTCAAAGTTTAAGAATACAGGCATATTATTTGAACTATTAGTTCGACAGATTGCAAGTGATACCGTATCTAATAAAGATTCTGCCGCTATAGGATTAGTTAGAAAATATTTTAACAAATCTGAACTAGCTAAAGAATATAAATTATATCAAGCATTAATTGTTCCTAAGTCTCTTAGTGAGGCTAAAGCCGAAACATTTATAAATGCAACATTAGAGGCTTCTTTGCGTCTAAATAAGACAGCTTTACGTAAGGAAAAATACAATATCATTAAAGAAATTCGTGAACATTACGATATTGAAGAATTTTTTAAAGCAAAAATTAATAACTATACACAATACGCTGCTGTATACAATTTAATTGAAGCACACAATTCATTAGATTTTATTGATCCAAAACATATTATTGATAATAAAGTAACACTACTTGAGCATATTACACGTAAAGAAGTTGATAAGGAAGGTGTTAAAGATCGTGTAATGGAAGAATTTACTAAAATGGATAAAGGATCTCGTATATTAGCCTATCGTATGTTGCTGGAAAAATTCAACAGCAAATACTCTACTTTATCAGATCGTCAAAAATTAATATTAAAAGAATTTATTAATAATATCACTAATACAACCAAACTACGTGATTTTGTTAACAATAACTTTACCATTATAATTAAAGAGATTAATAAAATTATACCTACAGTATCTGACAAAACAACTCAGATTAAATTAACTGAGGTAATTACACTATTACATCCACTAGACAAATCACAAAGTGTAAAAGATGAAAACATTATTTCACTTTTACAATATTATCAATTGATTGATGAATTAAAGTCTGTTAAATAATGAATATTAAAGAATATATTAAATCACTTGTACGCGAATTGCTAGATGAAGAATCTACAACAGGCGATGCTGGTGGTTATTTAACTCCTATGGCCTTTGCTAAAAAAGGTCAAGGACCAAATGCCGCTACTAAACAAGCACAAAGATCAGGATGGAAATTAGCATCAGGAATGCCTAAAAATTCCAAAGTATTTGATTATAAAGAATTATGGCCCGGTAAAAAATCTGCTATGAATGAATCATTAAAAGATATTATTAAAAATGAATTACTTAATGAAGTAACATATTCTAAGTTCAAAAACGACGTAAAATTCCGTACTAAAAACGAACAACTTCATAAAGCAATTCGTGAAGTAAAACGTAAATTAATGGAAATTGATCGTATTGTAGAATATACTTCTCGTATGAAGCAAGAATTAAGTGAAGGTGAAGAAGGTGTAAAATACTGGAAAGCAACACAAAAGAATGTTGCCACTATTTCTGAAATGGTAAA